TACCATCAAACGTCACGTAGACGTATCAAAAATAAAACAAAAAATTCAAGGTGTACAATGAACAATATTAATGTAGTTAAACGAAGTGGTGAAAGCGTACCACTAGATATAGCAAAAATACAGAGACAAGTAGCACATGATTGCAAGGGCATAGATAACGTTAGTCCAAGTATGATTGAGATTAAAGCACAAATCGAATTACATGATGGAATAAGCACTGAAACAATTGACGAACTATTGCTTAAAGCAATGGTAAATTTGATTGATGAAACAGAGAACCCTGACATTAACAATGTTAATTATCAATATGTAGCAGGACGTCAGAAAGTGTCAATGCTACGTAAAAGCGTATACGGCACATACACTCCTCCCCCACTTTATGATATTGTCAAAACTAACGTTGACGCTAGTATGTACACTAGTGAATTATTAGATTGGTATACAAAGGATGAATGGGATATCATTGATTTGTTTATTGACCACAGCAAGGACGAAAATTACACTTATGCGGCTATCGCACAATTAGCAGAAAAGTACTTGGTGCAGAACCGTGCTACTGGTCAATTATATGAAAGTCCTCAAGTAAGGTATGCGATAGCAGCCGCCACTGCTTTCCACAATGAACCAAAAGAAAAGAGATTAAAGTATGTCAAAGAATATTACGAATGTGCAAGTGATGGCCACTTTACTCTTGCTACCCCCGTTCTCGCTGGTCTTGGCACTACTACTAAGCAGTTTTCTAGCTGTGTACTTATTTCTAGCGATGATACACTTGACAGTATATTCGCTGCCGGAGAAATGATGGCAAAGTATGCTAGTAAACGTGCTGGCATAGGATTAGAGATTGGTCGCATTCGCCCACTAGGTGCACCCATTCGTAATGGTGAGATTAAGCATACTGGTATGATTCCTTTCTTAAAGAAATGGTTTGGTGACTTGCGTAGTTGCAGTCAAGGTGGTGTGCGTAATGCTAGTTGCACAGTTACATTCCCAGTATGGCACTATCAGTTTGAAGATTTGATTGTATTAAAGAACAATCAAGGTACAGAAGAAACACGTGTGCGTCAAATGGATTACAGTGTTGTAGTCAACAAAATGTTCTTTAATCGTTTTGCTAAGAATGAAAACATTACATTGTTTGATCCACATGATGTACCAGACTTATATGAAGCATATTATCGTGACAGTGAAGAATTTGAAAAACTTTATACAATGTATGAAAATAAGCGCGGCATCAAAAAGAAAGTGTTGCCCGCAGTAGAAATATTTAAAAATGGAATACTAAAAGAACGTACTGACACCGGTCGTATCTATCTAGTATTCATTGATAACGTAATTAATCAGGGTCCGTTTGATACTAAACTTGATCCGATTTATCAGAGTAACTTATGCCAAGAAATACTATTACCTACAAAACCTTTTCAACGTATTGAAGACGAGGCAGGTCGCATTGCATTATGTACATTAGGCAGTGTGAACTGGGGTGCGTTTAAAACTCCCCAAGAAATGCGTAAGGCATGTAGAGTATTAGTCAGAAGTTTAAGTAATCTCCTTAGCTACCAAGACTTCCTCAGTGTTCAGAGTAAGTTAGCTAACTTAGATTTCGAACCTCTTGGTGTAGGGGTTACAAATTTAGCATACTGGCATGCAAAGCGTAGTTACAAATACGGCACGCCAGAAGCATTAGCAGAAGTAAAACGTTGGATGGAACATCAAGCATACTATCTAACTGAAACAAGCGTAGAACTAGCACAAGAACGAGGTGCATGTCAACGTAGTCAACACACATTCTATGGTCAGGGTATATTCCCCTGGGAACGTAGAAGCAAAGGTGTTAATGAATTGACAGACTTTAGTCCTAGTATGGATTGGGAAAGTCTACGTGAAAAATTATTGAAGTATGGCATTCGTAATGCAACTTTAATGGCCGTGGCACCGGTCGAATCCAGTTCAGTTGTGTTAAACTCCACCAACGGAATTGAAATGCCGATGGAATTGATTTCTGTAAAGGAATCAAAGGCTGGTTCGTTTGTACAAGTCGTGCCAGAGTACAGACGTTTAAAGAATCGCTATCAATTGATGTGGGATCAAAAAGATTGTGTAGAGTATTTGAAAACATCAGCAGTGTTGGCAGTATACATTGACCAAAGTCTAAGTACTAACACTTTTTACAATCCTGCATACTTTGCTGAAGGTAAAGTACCCGGAACAGTGATTGCTAAGAATCTAATGCTTGCATACAAATGGGGAATTAAAACTATCTATTATAGTTTGATTAATAAAGTGGGTAGTAAAGCAAGTCTACAGGAAGAAGCAAACAATGTAGTTTACTTTCAACCTATCAAGGAGCCCGATGAAGATGAATATTGCGAAAGTTGTGTGTTATAATGCCTCTTATAGAAAAATTTACAGATGATATGACATTACAGGATAAAATTAATTATCTCTTGTATTATTATAAAGTAGATAAACCTGTTAAAATAGATGATGAAGATAGAGAAATGATACTAAATGCTCTTAATGATTCTGATGTATGCGGTGTGCATGTTGATGATGAGGGCGGATTGAATATAGAATATTATGGTGATTAATGAGTAAAGAACAATATAATTTAAGTAAACAGACTAATTATCTAAAGCGTACAATGTTTCTAGACCCAGAAGGTCCTGTGACAGTGCAACGTTTTGAAGAAGTTAAGTATCCGAGACTAGCCAAGTATGAAGAAACAGCACGTGGTTTCTTTTGGGTGCCAGAAGAAATATCATTAACAAAAGATAAGATAGACCACAAGGATAGTAGTGATGCAATCAAGCATATCTTTACTAGCAACCTATTGAGACAAACTGCACTTGATAGTATTCAGGGTCGTGCACCAAGTCAAGTATTCAGTCCAGTCATTAGTATTCCTGAACTGGAAGCATTAGTTAGTAATTGGAGTTTCTTTGAGACTAATATTCACTCAAAATCTTACAGTCATATTATTAGGAACGTATATGGTGTGCCTAAGGAAGAATTTAATAAAATTCACGATACCAAAGAAATCGTAGAAATGTCTAGCAGTGTAGGTAAATATTATGATGAACTACATAGAATAAATTGCCATAAAGAATTAAGCAGTGAAATGACAGGTATGGTTCGTGAAGAAGAACATATCAAAGCAATTTGGTTAGCATTGAATGCTAGTTACGCATTAGAAGCATTACGCTTTATGGTTAGTTTTGCAACTAGTCTTGCTATGGTAGAGAACAAGATTTACATTGGTAACGGAAACATTATCTCCTTGATATTGCAAGACGAATTGTTGCATACAGAATGGACAGCTTGGTTAATCAATAACGTAGTTAAAGATGACCCAAGATTCATTGTAGCAAAACAAGAATGTGAACGTGAAGTATACGAATTGTACATGGATGTTATCCGTGAAGAAAAAGAATGGGCAGACTATCTATTCAGTAAAGGTGTTGTGATTGGATTGAACGCAGATATTCTTAAAGACTTTGTAGACTATACAGCATTTACTAGACTGAAAGATATTGGTATTAAATATAATGAGAATCATCCAAAGCACAGTCCTATTCCATGGTTCAACAAACATGTGAACATTAACAAGAAACAAAGTGCGTTACAAGAAACAGAATCAACTAACTATGTTATTGGTGTTATGAGTGATGAAGTAGATTATGAGGAGTTGCCAGTATTATGATAGAAAAAGATATTAGAAAACAATTGAACATGATTAATGAAGCTATGCAAATCAATGAAGATCCTGTTACACAATTTGCTAGTTTAGCGCACGAAGAATGGCGAAAAAATTATGATCCTACAGGCACAAAGCCTAGAATCAAAAAGAACAGCGATGGAAGTGAAGGTGATATCAATCAGTCTTTTAATAAAATTCATCCTGATTGGCAGAAAGAAAACTTAGCCGCAGGGCAAGCGGCACTTCAAGCAGTAAAACAATTTCCTAATGATGAGGAAAAGGCTGCTGAGTTTATTCATATTCAATGGATGAGACGTAATCCAAAGGCAGATTATAATGCCGCACAACATGTACCGTATAATCAATTACCCGAAGATGAAAAAGAAAAAGATAGAGTACATGTAAGAACAATGAAAAGACTATTAGGACAATAATATGAAAGCAATCGTATGGAGTAAGTACCACTGCCCTTATTGCGACCAAGCTAAGGCATTATTAAAAAGTAAAGGTATACAGTTTGAAGAACGTAAAATCGGAGACGGATATACTAAAGAAGAACTACTAGATGCAGTTCCAAATGCCCGAACAGTACCGCAGATTTTCCTAGACGGAGAATTAATCGGAGGGTTTACAGAACTCAAAACAAAATTAACAGAAAGCACATAATGGAAGTCGGACAAGTATATACGTTCAAATTGAACAGCGGAGAAGAATTGATTGCAAAAATAGTTGAGATTACACGTGATAATCTAATTATTGAAGAACCTGTAAGCGTTGCACCTAGTCAAAAGGGTATAGGACTAGTTCCTAGCATGTTTACCGGAGAACCTGGAGCTAAAGTTACGCTAAATACTAATAGTGTTGCCTTTTATACTACAACCGAAGATAGTGTAAAAATGAAATATATTGAAGCAACCACTGGTATTCAATTACCAGAAAAGAAATTAATATTAGGATAACATGGCAAAGTTAAGTCGCAAGGGTGATAAAAATCAAACAGGGGGCGCAATTATGCGCGGTGCCAGTACGGTTATTGCTAATGGAATACCTGTAGGGTTGCACGTTAGTCAGATATCATCACATGCGCCGTGGGGTAATCCACATCCCCCGCATAGGGCGGCGTCAACAACTGCAGGTAGTCCAACTGTATTTGCAGAGGGCGTACCAGTACTAAGAATAGGTTCAGGAAACAGTTGCGGTCATAGTATCGTTGAGGGTAGTCCTGATGTACATGTTCCATGAGTTATACACCGCTTACACTAAACACATTAGGCGCATTCGTTAATGACATAGGTTTTAGAATAAACCCAGATGCCGTTACGTATATGGGTTCTAGTACTGCAACTAATAACTATACTCCTGGAACAATAGTAAGCACCACTTCTTTAAACAACTTAAGTCAAGCTATCAACGCAGCCTACGCATTAATAGGTCCTAATCCAACAACGCAAATATCTCAATCAACATACAATAGTTTAATTAGTATAGGTAGTGCAACAATACCTGCATTAGGTCTTGCACCGCCGACAACTTATACAAATACTTATATTGGAGCTATTACACGATATGGATGGCTAAGACTACCTGCATATCAAGCGTACAAAGAATTTTATATTAATAATGGAAGTTATAGTGATTTCCTAAATACGTTTGCCACCTCATTTAGTAAGATGCAACAGTTAAACTCTGTGATTAAAGCAATCAACAATGCACCCACTTATCTGAATGGCATATACAGTAATATGAACGATTTGATTACTGCTGACATAACAGGAGTAAATCTAAGTACATTCTACTGGGGACAAGACCTAATAGCAACCGGCAAAGTAATTGACTTAACAACAATAGACAAGTTTGGTAGTCCATCTAATTTACTTAGAATTTTATACAAAAACAAAGCAATTACTAGAGCAGTAAACATTGCACTACTAAGTGCAGGTTTATCGTCTACTGAAGTAACTAATATCACAAATGGTAATCCTGCTTCAGTTGAACAAGAGAAATTAATATACGGTGCATTTTGTATTGTTATTGACACTGATTTAACTGATGTACTTATACCATTGAATGTACAAACAGAAGGATTAGAATCATTAGCAGATTTATTAAATGTTAAAATGTTATTTCCTAATAGTTACAAATCATTAACATATCCTCAGTATAACAGTATAGCATTGCCTACAAATAGTAAAACATATTATCTTACTTTTAAAGACGGGCAAGTTGATATTAAAAACGATATTGGCATCGGTGATAGATTACTCAATCTAATACCAGAAGATGTAGCCTTTTCTGCGGACGCATTTAGAGTAGCAATGTTACAGATAAGAAATATACAATCAATGAAGATTGAAAAATTCAGTCAGGTTGTTATGAACTTAGAAAACATTAATGGACTTGCTGTAGGCGGTACTAACATACCCACTAATGTGACTCTTGCAAACAATGCATCAACAGCTTTAGCTAAAGGTTCGAGTATCAATGGTGTTTATAATATGTGTGACTTCTTTGGATGTATGACTAGTTTACATTATCCATGGCAAACATTGCAACAAAAAATAGCTGGTTTACAAAGTACAACTCTTACTGGAATCTATGTTAATATTCTAAGTTTAGTGAGTGGACCAGGACCGTATGAGTCAACGTTACCCACATTGATAGGACAAGCAAATACTGAAATTGCATTGATTCAAGGTGCCAATTCAGCACAAGCGGCATCACTAAACACTACGTACAATATAATTGGTACATTATTTAATAAAGAAGAAAATGCTAGATTGTTAGCATTGCCCGGCATAGCAGATTTACAGACCACACCCGCAGACACAGTAGCATTCATAGATAGTTTAAAACAATATGCAGTAGAAACGGAACTTAAAGGTCCGGCACAAGTACTAGAAAATATTGCAAACATTACTAATGAAGGAGGAATTAATTTAATTGCGTCCATGCGTGAAGCAAGAAACGCACAACGGTTAGGCTTAACAGGAATAGAACAGGATAATAATATATCCGGCAGTGTTGAAATTGTTTTGCCTAGGGTATCAGGATCCACACTAGCAGACTCCCCTATACCAGGATACCCCAATAGCCTCACACTACTAGATATACCAATAGATACTGGTGCGGCTATAACACCCGGAAGTTTCGCAGGATCTTCCGAAACAACGTTAATACCGACAAACTTAAGCATCCTGATTCAACCAGCCGATGTGTCAGTATTATCACCTGACCAAGCAGTAGAAGATGTAATACTCTGTAACTGCGACTGTTGGGACATGTTATGATTTTGATTTTAAATTAAAACCCAAAATCATAGTGCTTAACTAACAATGGTTGTATAATACACAACCTAAGTAGAAAGGAGTAATATGAAGCACACATTACAAGACCTATTTAAGGTATACTTTATCATACCTTTAATATTATTGAGCGTATTTGTATCTAACAATACGCAACCGAATACAGATGTAGTAAACAAAATTATAAAATCTGTAGACTTAGCGCAAGTTAAATGCATGGCAACTAACATATTTTATGAGGCACGTGCAGAATCTGTTACAGGTCAAGCGGCTGTTGCTAGAGTAGTAGTTAACAGAGTAAATCATGGATTTGCTACTACACCTTGCAAAGTTATAAATCAAGTCATTTATGTTGACAGAGGTTATGACGAGAAAGTCAAAGTATGTCAATTTAGTTGGGTATGTGAGAATCCGGGTAAACCGAATGAACATGACCCTAAATATAAACAAGCATTTCAAATTGCATATGAAGTGTTAGTGTTTGACATGTATAAGGAAGTAATACCCAAAAGTGTATTATTCTTTCATGCGTTACATGTAGACCCTGCATGGCCCTATCGTCAAGTTAAGAAGATTGGTAACCATATTTTTTATAGTAAAAAATAATCGTCAACACAAAAAAATTTTAGCTAGGTCTAGTTATGATACATAATATATGACCACACTAAATATCAACGAAAATTTTGACCGATTGAAACCAAATCTAGCACTTACTGATAGTAAGGCAGGAGAAATGGTTATCTATAAAAACGACAGTATTGTAAGTGCGGCAATCGCAATATTCGGCGAGTATTGCGATGCTGAAGTACAAATCATGGCACGTTATTTAACTCCTGAATCTACTTACTTAGATATCGGGACTAACATAGGTTATCATGCATTAGCAATACACAAAACAGTAGGATGTAATATTATGGGTTTTGAACCACATCCGAATCATTTTACTGTTGCCGCATACAATTGTAGAGAAAAGCCAATCAAACTATACAATACTGCATTGAGTAGTAAAAATGGCACTATGATTATGAGTGATTTTGACGAAAACATTATAAGCAATTATGGTGAAGTTGGAATCAAAGAAGAAGGAATTGAAGTACCTACAATTAAGTTAGACGAACTAGATGACTTAAAAGATGTACCAGTTACATTAATGAAAATTGACGTAGAGGGTGCAGAGTTAGATGTACTTAAAGGATCAATCAAAACGATTAAAGCGCATCGTCCTACAATCTTCTATGAAGCAATTGATTATGAAGTATGGACTAAGTGCTACAAGTGGTTAGACTCAAAAGATTATAAACAATATTGGGTTACGTGTAGAACTAAACCAGTTGCAGAAACATATAAGAAATCTGAGAACAACCCATTCGGTATGGGCGGTGTCAGTAATATTCTAGCAATACCAATTGAGAACGAACAACCCACTGATTTAGTTCCTGTAGTAGAAGATGAACGTTTCTCTGATACTATTACTAGATTGACTTCATATAAGATTATATTCTAAGGATACAGCATGGAACGTTTTATGAAAAACCCTAAGGGGTTAACCACTAAGTTACTAGAAAACTATGACTGGGACTATATTGAATTGCCTGTTACTGTGAATACAGAAAAACTAATGGGCTGGTATGAAGAAGTTGTAGCAAATAATATGCATTCAGCATTTATCTTTTCAGCAGATAAAATGACTCCTTATGTTAAGCAAAGATATCAACCTTTAGTATCATGGTGGCTGGGTGAGAACACATGGGGTGCTGCCGAGCAATGGACATTGCAATGGCCTGTTCAACATGATGGTGTTATACCTAGTGCATATCTTGCTAATGAAGAACAGTTTCCAGAAGCAATGGATCCTGATATTGAAAAAAATTCTGTTAATTTAGACAAGTATTTCTATGGTGCATATAAAGAGATGTATGATACATTCCCTGAAGGTACATTCAATGTAACACGACTGTTACGCTTTGGTAAAGATACTGGCTTAAAGAAACATACAGATGTTGAACCGCCTGACTTTCTAATTAGAATGCATGTACAATTACAGTCATCATCAGGATCACATTGGTTCTTTGGTGAAGATTTGGAACGTGAATATTTCATGGAGCCAGGCAAAGTCTATCTATATAACACAGCTATTCCGCATGCGGCTGTAAACCGTGATGATGACTATTGGGTTATGATACATAACAATCCCGGTGACTCAGCAGTTGACCACTTGTTAAGTATTGATAGTCTACATGTCAGCTAATGAAAACCAAAGTTGTATTAAACACTGTAACAGAACTTCCATTAGACTCATTCCCCTATAGACATGAGTCTATGGTTCCTAATATAGTATCAAACTTTTATGGTACTGATAGCGAACAATTATTTGAACGTAACTTAAAGAATAGAACAGATTGGGTTTATTCTAATAAAGAAATAATCTATAACTTTAATAGTGATGGGTTACGAATGAAAAAGAACCTAGCTGACGTAGATGATAACTATATATTCTTTAGCGGCACAAGTTACTCATTGGGTATAGGTTTACATGAAGATGATAGATTCAGTAATACTCTATCTAAAGAACTTAACCTAGATTATGTTAATTGCTCGGGCGCAACATACAGTTGTAAAACTCAAGCAATTAACTTTTTTAATTTAATTAACTGTGGATACAAACTACCCAAAATATTAATAATGGAGTATGCTCCCTGTACAGGATATACATTCTATATTAAAGACAAGTTTGTACTATGCTATGGAAAACATCTACCCGATGATGTTTACAATAACCAAATAGAACTGTATAATAAGATGCGTGATGCTGACTTCTATTATCAAGAGGCAAATATCTATCAACATATGATACAATCTACTTGTAAACGATTGGGTATAAAACTAGTTGAAGTTAGTTTTGAGAAGGATGATAGTTTTGCAAAACAGAATGTCCCTAATGTAATTGACGTTGATACCAATAGTGACGATATTAATTTCTGTTATGCCCGTGATATTAGATTGTTAGATAGTACGTATACAGGTCATCCAGGCATTGGTATACACAACATCGCACACAACATGATATTAAAATCACTATGAGCAGTCTAATACTTTTTACCTCAGGTAGCACTAAAGAACCTAAGGAAATAAATCACAATTGGGAATACATTTATCAATGTGCTAAACGTAGCATACGTGAATGTAATATGACTAAGGATGATGTTGTATTAGATATATTTCCGCCTAATGTGATTGCACATTATACTATAACTGCACTACCTGCACAATTGTCCGGTGCCAAACTTATCACATCAAATTTTGATCCATATGTATATACTAAACTGTTTAACAAATATAGACCTACTATTATTGCATTGATACCAAATCATGTTAATGTACTGAACGGAACAAAAGAATGGCATAATACTGACTTAAGTTGTGTACGTTATATGATGATGGGTAGTCAAAATGTACCACAAGAAATGATTGACGATTTAAGAAAGCGTGGGGTAAAAACTGTAGCAAATTGGTATGGTAGTACTGAAAATCCACCCCCTGTATTTGTAGCGCATAACAACGGTATCTTTGATTTTGTACCCCGTGAAGGATATAATATACGATTCACCGAAGAGGGTGAGTGTGTCATTAATGACTTCTATACAGGGGATATATTTGACGTAGAGAATCATACATTCTTAAAAAGAAAGACACAAGCAAATGGAACAACCTGGAAGACTATACCGGGAACTATTTGATAGTGATATAGATAGACTTAAGGTATTTTGTGATACGTGTAGTGAATTAAACTATCACAATAACGTTAGTTTTGAATCCATTAAACTAGACAAAATGACCATGCCCTATGGTCAATTTTTTGTCGGACTAGACAACGATAAAATTTTCACAATTGCGGGCGTACATAGAATGCCCGAGATAAACGATAAGGCATGGCGCTGTTTGTTTAGAGGGGCGCAACTTCCTGGTTACACTCCTAAGTTTAGTACTAACCCGTATGAATTAATCATACACTTTAGAGAGTTGTTATATCTACAATTAAATCTAGTATTAAGTATAGAGCCTGATAGTGAGTTTTATATTACATCAAATATTATAGATAGTAACAATGGACACAGTAGTCGCATGGATAAGATTCTTATGCCCCATATAGCAAAAAGAGGTATATGGGATATATACCTCTCTGATACTGTCTTATATAATACAAGACAAAATATATGGCGTGTTAATGTTGCGGAATACTATCGTCAACGACAACTGTATGTTCAGTCTTGCCCCAAGTAATCTTATTCCATACACGTTCATGTAGATAATGTATTAACACAAATGATATGTTGTTAATAATAGTCCACCAAAATGCATCATTGCTACTAAGTCCTAGTGTCATACCCACAATAAACAGTGCAATGAAACTCATGATTCTCCACGTAACTGTCTTAGCAATACTACGTCTTTTGGTATCATAAATACCATCCTTAGCCCATTTAACTAAATTCCATACACGTTCGTGAATGAAAAATAATACGAACCCAAACGTTAATGTAATAATTAAAAATTTAAGTCCAAACCCTGCTCCATAACTTAACACAATACTTAGAATAAAAACAGTCAATGCGGCTGTAATTCTATAGCTTAGTGTCTTTACAAATGTTCTTAATGTAGTATCCATGTAATCTCCTATTGACTAATATTTAAGAGATTATATGTTGAGTGAATTATTTTATTGACATGTCCAATTGGTACTTTAAACATTAAATGAATT